TCCCACGCCCGCGCAGCGCACGGGCGTGGGACAGGCGGGCGGGCTCGACCTCGTCGAGCGTCGCCCCGGCCTCGACCATGTTCAGCGGCTGCAGGTAGATCGTGCCCTTGCCGTTCGGCAAAGGGTTCTCGTTCTCCTTGTCTCGGACGTCGTCGGCACTGAGCCAGCCCCAGTTGCGGCCAATCGCGTATGCCTCGTACCGGGACTTGATGTCGCCGCGCAGCAGGGCCTCGACGATGTGCTCGGCGAAGTACCGGCGGCGCTCGGCCTTGGTGAGCAGGCGCATCCTGATCGCCTGTTCCCACCGCACGAGCCAGGACCGCAGGGACTCGGTGACGTACTCCATCGACGACCACTCGATGTTGTTGAACGACGCGTTCTCCAAGTCGCCGATCTTGTGCGGCGGCAGCCGCAGCCACCGGGCCATCTCGGTGACCTGAAACCGGCGGGTCTCCAAGAACTGGGCGTCCTCGGGCGGGATGCCGATCTGGTGCCAGGACACGCCTTCCTCAAGGATGGCGACGCGGTGTGCGCGGTCGACGCCGCGGTGCAGGTTGTCCCAGTCAGTCTTCATCCGCAACCTAGCGGGCTCGGACACGGTGCCCGGGTGCTGCAGCACACCCGACGGGCGCGACCCGTTGCCGAACCACGCGCTGCCGAACGCCTCAGTCGCCAGGCCCAGGCCGATCGACTGGCGGGCCATGCGGACCAGGGAGTAGCCGCGGACGCCGTCGGAGCCCAGGCCGTGCACGGCGAGCACCTCGTCGGGCAGCAGCACCGATTGCGGCCCGTCGTGCGGAGTGTGGACGTACACGAGCCTGGACCGGCGGCCATCTCCGACCAGGCGCGGCCGGACCTGGTCCGGGCGCAGCGGCCACAGCGACTCGACGTGACCGCCGCTGGTGCGCTCGATATAGGCGCAACCCAGACCCCACGTCAGCGCGTGCCCGGTCAGGGTCTCGCGCAGGTCCATCGCGGACATGAAGTCGTTGGCCTGGTCGTGCAGGACCTCGTAGAGCGGGTGATCATCGGCGCGACGCTTGCCGCGGTCGAGGCGCTCGTACAGGGGAAGCGGCAGGCTGCCGATGTCGGAGGAGATCACCTGCACACCGGCGAAGAACGGCGCGTAGTGCATCGCGGTGTCCTGGTTGACGAAGATCCCCGACGAGGTCGACCCGCCGCCGAACATCTCCTGCATCCAGGGCTGCGGATCGGTCAGCGACGACGAGGTCGAGCGCAGCGCGGAGCGGATGAATCCCACGGTCAGCCACCTCCGCTCGGCGTCGGGTCCTGCTCGCCGATGTCGTTTCCGAGCAGCTCGACGAGGACGCCGAGCGTGAGGGCCAGGGCGCCGACGACGGTCAGTGCCACGCCGAGCCCGAACCACAGCCACAGCCCGGCGAACAGCAGGACCGCGCCGAGCAGACACAGCACGTCCCCCCGGTCGAGCCCGCCCACGGCCGGGGGGTTCGGTCGGGCCGGTTCGAGTGCGGCGGGCATGGGACCTCCCGGTCAGTAGTCGTCGAGCCAGACGATGCGAGTCGCGCCGCCGTGGCCGTGGATGGCCTCGGCGTCGGCCATGCGATCCCAGTGCGCAGTGGACCGACGCTCGCCGCGCCATCGGACGGTGGCGGTCCCGTCGGGCCAGAGCACGCCGTCGGCGACCCGGCCGGTGCCACTGGCGCCGGTGACGTCGACGGCGCGGTCGAGGTAGAAGCGGCGCGGGTCGTCCGCCACGGGCAGCGCGTCGACGAGCGCGGCGTGCAGGCCCTTGCGGATGGGCCGTAGCCGGTCGTCGTCGCCGATGGGGTCGAGGGCGGCGAGCGCGGTCACGGCGTCGGCGACGGCCTGCGCGAGGGGTGAGCGGGTGTCGCGCGGGCGGACCGGCCACGTCCACTGGCCGGGCTGGTCGCCGCGGGTGCGCGACGTCGCCCAGTAGGTGAACGCGCCGTCGACGAACACCTGCAGGTTCACGCACTCGCCCGCGTCGCGCACGATCAGCGCGGGGAACGTCTGGCCCTGGGCGACCTGGTTGTAGTGCTCGCGCCACGGGGCGCCGTTGAGCGCGGCCGTGGTGATCTGGGCGACGTCCCACTCCGACAGTGTGTAGTGGACGATGCGGCCGAATCCGGCCATGCCGTCGGACACGGATGCTCCTGATTGTTGTTGGGGCTAAAGGGATGCGATGCCGCGCGACTCGTAGACCGACTCGATGGGTCCGCCGCGCATCGCGCCGTCGGTGGCAAAGAACAGCGCAGGCATTCCGTCGATCCGCTTGCCGACCTTGTCGCGGTTGGGTTTCACCGGCCGGATCCGGTCGGGATCGTCGGTGGGGTGTTTGGCGACCAGGCCGTCGGCCATCCACCGCGCCACGGGGTTGCCGTGGTGGACGTACTCACCCGCCTTGAGGCGCCGCATGGCCTCGGTCATCGGCGGTGTCATCCGCTCGTAGGTCGTGTTCGACTCGATCAGGGTCAGCCCGGTGCGCTTGACGATCGCCTGGCGCACCGGTTCACCGGACCACTTGTCGTAGGTGACGTCGACGATCGTGTAGAGCGCGGCGTCGTAGGCGATGTCGTCGTAGATCTGGTCATAGTCGATCGTGTCGCCGTCGGTCTCGGTGATCCACCCGGCCTCGACCCACTTCGAGAAGTTCCCGCCGGTGTGCTCGTCGAGGACCGGAGTGACCGACTCGGGAACCCAGAACCGCCACGAGACCTGACCGGAGTCGAACAGCAGACACCACGCTGTGAGGTCCAATTTGGACGACAGGTCCAGTCCGCCCCAACACTTGCGGCCCTCCATCTGCCGCTCGATCCACAGCGGGTCGGGCGCGGGCTCGCCGGTGTTGGCATTCCACAGCTCGACCGAGATCCACCGGAACGCGCTGGATTGCCGTTGGTTGCAACGGAACTGGCGGAACGCCGCTTCCTTGCGCTTGTCGTTGCGGGCCTCCAGGGCGGCGCGGCGCATGGACTCGCGGGACAGGAACTCGTCGAGCGCCGGACACGACCACTTCCAGTTGCGCTCGTCGAACGGGTCGGTGCTGACCGGCAGGTCGGGGTCGTCGGGGAACGTCGCCTGCAGGCGGGCGAGCTGCTCGTCGGTGATCGGCAGCTTGCGGACGAACGCGAACACGTGCGGGGCGCGCGCGGGATCCTCTTGGATCCGCTCGGCCTCGTCGATCATCTCCGCACCGAAGCTGATCGGCTCGTTGGTCTCGGTCGTGGTGGTGAACAGCAGCTCCTGCAGGCGCGTGCCGTCGGCGGTGTCCATCGCGTCCCACAGCGACCCGTCGGGCTGCGCGAGCAGCTCGTCGAGGTTGAAGCCGTGCGGGTTGTGACCGAGCTCGCCGGACGCGTCGCCGGTGATCGTGGTGTAGACGCTGCCGGTCTTGGCGTCGTAGAGCCGCTGGTCGTTCTTGGTCTCCTTGAGCCGGGCACGCAACCGCGGTGACAGCTCGACCATGCGCGCCGCGGGGCCGAACACCTTGGCGGCCTGGTCCTTGTCCTTGGCCGCGGAGTACACCTCGGCGGAGTCCTCGCCGTCGCCGATCAGCAGGTAGAGCAGGATGCCCGCGGCGATCTCCGACTTGCCGTTCTTGCGGGCCATCACGATGTGCGCGCGGCGGAAGCGGCGCACATAGCACTGCCACTCGTGCGACCAGACAGCCTCGCCGAACAGCGGGCGAAGGATCTTGTGCTCTTGCCAGTGCCGCGGCCGGAACGGCGTCCGGCGCAGCGGACCCTTGATGTGGACGAGCAGCTCGGCAAAGAACGCGATCACCCGGTCGGCGCGCGGCGCGCAATAGTGCGCGCCGCGCTTGCCACACCGGGTGTCGCGGAACCGGGCCGGGCACGGCGGCCCGTCCGGGGCGTAGGGCCGCCACCGGGCGTCGTGGTCGACGACGCGCACGGCGGCCTGGTCGACGGGCTCGGCCGGGTCAGCCGAAGTCGTCGAGTAGTTCGTCGGCTCCATTCGGGGCCTCCCCCATGCGCAGCTGCGCCCGGTCCGAGGGGGTGAGCCCGAATCTCGCGGCGTAGTAACGGAACTGGGCGTCGGCCTCGTTGAGCACCAACGTCCACGGAGACTTACCGATCCGCTCGCCGGTGCGCTCGCCGTTCTTATTGAAGACCGGCAGCTCCATCACGGCACCGGTCTTGCGCAGCTCGGCGACCGCGTCGCGGCGACGCACCGCGGCGTCGCAGAACGCGGCGAACGCCTCGACGTCCCACGGCGTCAGCACGCAGCGCGCCTGCAGATCGGGGCCGAGCTTGGCCCAGACGTACTTGGCGCGCTGCGTCAGCCAGCTCGGCGGCTCGACGACACCGGCGCTCGGCCGAGGTTCGTCGGTGTTGATCCGGTCGGCGCGGTCGCCGCGCAGGACCCGCAAGGCGGTCGGCGCCCCGGCCGGCCCACGCTTACCCATCGTCACCACCCCCAAGCCCGATCACGCTACGTATACGACCGCCGGATACGGC